TGCCAACAATCCATTTACAAATTTGTTTATAGTTGTTGATGAATTATCCCCATCAACTGATTGAATCATATAACGTAAACGAGTTGTAATATCTGCACCCGCTCCGCCCAACTTTTCAATAGCTTGAATATCTTTATCTATTGCCATTTCATCACCATGTGTAAGTAATTTACATATAATTTTTTTCTTATTGGATGGTAATATGAATTCAAATTCATTTTTATTATCAAATATTGATAAATCTACTTCTTTTGTTTTTACTTTTCCTAAATCAACCCTTGCATCAATTGTTTGATTTAATTTAGATGAATAAAATTTAAAAAGATACTCAGGACCATATCCTAACAATCTAGTTGCAAGAATAATAGCGTTTTTATCACCTAAAATAATATCACTAGGATTTACATTGCCAACGATAATGGATTCAAATAATTTATCCAAAACAACACCTTTTTTAATAAGATTTTGATTTGAAAGAATATCTTCTTCTTTTGCTGTCATATGTTTTATAGTAATTCTACCGGAAGCCAATGGATGGTCTTTTGGATATACTTTACCTTGTGATGGAAGGTCTAATACTTCCGTTGGAAAATCATATTGTTTTTCGTCTATCATAACTTTACTTGTTTTAATTTTGTATATATAAATACATAAAAATTAAAAAATTGGAAATAAAAAACCCCCACCATTTCTGATGAGGGTTGTCCTTCGGTAGCTTCCGTAAGGAATATTTTAGAATTCAAGAATTGCGTAATCGTAGGATAATGTTAATTCAATGGTTGCAACCTCATTTGATGAAAAATCTAATTCACCAAAGTTTGCTTGTTGAATAAATGCACCTTTTAAAGTCCATTGTTCAATTTTATCACCAACTGGTCCTAATAGGTAGAAAGTAATATCTTTTTTATAAAAATCTGCATATCCACGTCTACCAGTAATTGATTCATGTCCTAAACGAATCCAATCCATCACCTTTTGAGCCGCAGAAGGTACAATTGGGTCATACAATGTGATTGTTAGGTCTTGCCAATCAGCTTTACCTTGCAATTTTCTTTTTACGTTAATATGGTCTAACGATATTGTTTCAAATTGAATTGTAGGTCTATTCGCCGCTTTTACAAGATATGAAGGGATAGAATCTATCTCCATCACATATCTATTTTTCATTTTAGGTTCGAAGTTCGTATAGAACATCTTGTCAAACTCTAATATTTCTGCCATTTTATTATCCTTTTATTTTATATTAATAAATATCTACTTTGTTTTTTTTCACATTATGCTGAGAAACTTGCTCCAGTTGGTAAGATGTTGAAATCAATTACTATGAATTCAGCTGTCTTAGCCGGTTGTAAGAAAATTTGTCCTGCTAATATGTTTCTATCAATTACATCAGGTGTGTTATTACTTTCGTCCATTACAACTCTAAAGGTATAAAGACCTTGTCTTTGTTGTACTGATTCTAAGTAAGGGTTCACAGTGTTTAAGAATCTTTGTCTAGTTGTAGAAGTATTTTGTTCGAATACTAAGAAACGAGATGTAGATGCAACGAATTTTTTCAAGTTGATAAGTAATCTTCTTACGTTGATTCTATCCAAAGCAGATGCTTTATCTTGCAATGTCTTCTGTCCGAATGCTACAATACCTTGTCCAGGAAATGCCGCAATTGGGTTTACTTTGTTTTCATATAGAGTATCTCTTTCAGAATGTGTTAATCTATTCAATACACTAACTGCTCCGGTGATACCACCTCTATTCAAACCAGCAGGTGCAAACCATTCAGCCGCTAATCTATCGTTTGCTGCATAAACTGCAGGTAACAATGTAGAAGGTGGAACTGATGTTAGTTTATTTGTGTTACTATCAATTGTTTTAACCCAAGGATAGTAAGTTGCTACATAGTTTGAATCTACTGAGTTTGCTTGCTCAGTTGCTTCAGTAATTGTATCATCATAATCGTTGAAATCAGCGATATAGAAACAATCTTGTCTTTCCTCAACCATATCAATTGCTCTAGAAGTAACCGATGGGTGAAGGCTTCTTACGATACCAGGTGTTACTACCATATTGATATCATATTCATCAGGATTAGATACTGCGTTGATTGCTTTAGTATATGCAATTGAACCATTTTGCGATGAGTTTGAACAATTAAATCCTTGTGTGTTTGCATTACCCCAATCAGTATCACCGGCCTTAGCTTTTCTTACAGTTGGGTTCATACCATCAAATCCATATTGGAATCCTAAAACGAATTGTCTTTTAACCATATCAGTTGATGCCGAACCAGTCATCACATAATTCAATTGAGAATCAAATGCGAATGCTACGTTAGCACCAGCTACTGCTCCATCAGGAATTGGTTTTAAATATTGTTTGTTATCAATAGCTTTATAGGTATCTTCAAAATCAAATCCAGAAAAATAAATTGGAGATGATGATGTGTTGTTTGCTGAACCTGTTTGATAATTTACGGCAGGCACCCAATTTGCTTCTGCTGAAGTATTTGTTTTAATTGGATTTACATATGCTGCGTGTCCAAATGGTGCTGCTGATATTGGATAAGAACCCGGTCCTAAAATATTAGAATTAGCGTCTTGTACAACTACTCTTACATTTTTTGATTTATTTGAGTAATCACCAATTTCAGTTAATTTTCCATTAGCATCGATTGTTAATTTTCTATCACCGATTCTTCTCGCTATATAATTAGGAGATGCAGGGTCTAAGTTTACGTTATTATATGTTTCAACTACACTCTTTCTCTTATCGGTATCACTAAATGAACGAATTGTTACAGTGAAAGTTGCGTAATCAGTTGAACCATCTTCACCAGCTGCTTTTACATTAGAAATACCAACTTTAAATTTAGTGTTATATAATGTACCATGTCCTATTGTTTCAAACTTAAATAAGTTATATCTTTCGCCACTAATTAATTGAGATTGTACAATTGGAGTACTTGCTTCTTCTGCATCACCATATACTTGTGTAGGTAAACTAACTTCGTATATCGTTACTCCTTGCTCACCACTATCATTTTTGAATCCTAATGATGAACTTTCAAAATACAAATATCCATAAGCTGCTTTAGCACCGAATGGAGATTCGCCAAATACGTCAGAAATATCATTTGTAGCTTCTTGAAAAATTGATGCTGATATATTAGCTGCTCCAGAGCCAGAACTAATTAGTCCTGATATTACAAATGAACCAGATATTGATATACTACTTGTAATATTAGTAGAGCCATTGGTAAATCCAACGCCCTCATCTCCAAAATTAGTTGAATATAAAACTCCAACTATTTTTTTACCTTGAGAACCAGATGCTAATATACCCAAAGGTGCTGCCTGTGAGTAACCACCAATACCAGCAACTCTTACGATTGTTGCTTGTCCAGCTTCTCTTAAATAGTTTTGTACTGCATATTCAGTATAATAAGTTCCATCAGGTGTTCCGAAGATTTCTTCAAATTCTGATTGCGTTCTTACAATTGTTGGAACGAATGCAGGTCCTTGTTTAAAAGGTCCTATAAATGCCGCTCCAATTTCTCCTACTCCTTGAGCTAAGAAGGATAGGTCATTTTCTCTTGTGAATACGCCAGGTGATACGATTCTTTCTGCCATTTTATTTCTCCGATTTGTATTTTAAGTTTGTATTACTAATATCTTACAGTAATACTCATATAAATATAAACAAAATATTCAAAACACAAATTAATTATTAAGAATCGATATTACAATCTACAATTTTATTTTTGTATTTTGATTAAACAGGAGCTGCGTCAGCTATATATGGAGTTGTACTGCCAGATATTGGTGACCAAGGTAGGTCTACCTCAGGAACTTCTACCGCAACAAACTTTTTACTATTTACTTCTTTTAAAATTTGGCTATCAATATGTTCCATATAGTTAGTTGCTGGATTAGAACCACTTACAATACTTTTAATCCATCCAAGTACTTGTTCTTCTGTTAATTCACTATACGTTGTAAAGCTAGCTGTATCGATTGTACCGATGTTAAATGGAGTTGCACCACTAAATGTACCTGAGTTACCATCCTCATCTGTACCGATAAGTTTCCACGTAGTACCCACAACAGCATTTTCTAAAGTAGTGCTATTTTGTTTTTTAAGTCCTGTTAATTTCCATTCGTATGTTAATCCCATGATAATTTTGTTTTATATTGTATAAATATATTATTTTTTTAAAAATAGTTATTTGCCATTGATAATTATTTTTAGCATTTCTTTAATTTCAGCTATATCATCTCTTTGCTTGTCGATGATTGTTTGTTGTTCTTTTATAGCCTCTACCAAAAGCGGAACTAATTTATCATAATCAATAGTTAAATAGTTTTCACCACTCTTAGAACCCTTTACTTCTTTCGTATCAGAATCTATATCCATATCAAATGGTGCTAAATGCACAATTTCTGGCAATACATTTTGAACTTCTTGAGCTGATAAACCTAATTGTACTTTAGTATCGGTATAACCTACTGAATGCGCTAACTCATTATTTACATAGTAGAATCCATTTAATTTGGATACTTTTTCCAATGCGTTTTCAATGTTACCAACTTTGGTTTTTAATCTTTCATCCGAATAGTATGCTATAATATTTCCTTGTGCAAATATCCAATCATAACAATATATGTTGTTATTGATAATATAGTTAAATCTAGATGTTGAATTAAAGTCACCATAATATCCAGTATTGTGGTCATAGAAAATTGGAGAACGTATATCGTTGTTTACATATACACCATAAGGTTGCATTGACATTCTTTCTGAACCGGCATAGTACATGTACATAATAGCCCCACTCATTAACCATACCCAACCTCTACTATTATCATGAACACCAACGTTATCACCCATAGTACTCATAAACACATAACGAGAACCTATACCCCAACCTTGCCATCCGTTTCTACCACCATCATAAGTTGTATAGTTACCATATGAGTTACCACCACATTCAGCTGCCCATATACCTCTACCATATGATTGATTGTATAAACCAGTACATCCGTAGTTTCTCCACCATCCATAGTTATAACCCTGGTCTATGTAGATTTCATTTAAACGATTTCCACCATTTATATCTAAATAGTATCCAGTATTATCTCTATCGTAAATAAAGTTTGTTCTTGTTTCATATAGATAAGTTCTATTACCGGAATAATGGTTGATATAAGTTTCGTATCCGTTTTGACAATCTAAGTGTAAGTTACCATTAGTTGCGGCAACAGACGCCCATCCATTAGGTCTACCATTAGTACCAACCCACAAATATGCTCCCCATGTTGGGTTAGGCCCATGCAATGCACCACCTCTAATTCTTAATGCAGAATCTGAAGTTGAGTTAGGGTCTAAATAATAGCCAGAATCATTTGAATCATAGAATGCACCCGCATATAATCCACCACCCGCAGATGCCGCATTATCATACATAGCAATTTTGAACCAACCACCAGGATATGGCCAGCTATGTCTCCACCATAATGAATCAGTTACACCACCGGTCAACTGCCACCCATATCCAACACCAGAATATGAATAGTGATATACTTGCGCCGTTAAATAGTGAGAAGTATCACCAGGACTTTGTCCAATACTACCCCAAGAATCACCCCATCCAGAACCCCAGTTCATTTGGTCATTAAACGAAGTAGTACCCCAACCTCTTGCTCCGGTCCAGTGGTTACTATCTCCGGTATAATCACTTCTTCTAAAATTAGTTTTTCCGTCTAAACCAATTCTATTTTTTCCGTATAATGTTAATCCTTGCCAGTTTGTTTCACCATCTCCATTAAAATAATATCCAGTATTTTCATCATAGAATATAGGTGCTTGTACTGAACTTCTAAACCAACCTCTAGATGAAATTGCCGCAAATGCAGTACCATAGTTGGCAATAATCATACCGTGGTCATTTAGATAACCAGCTTGTCCTCCTGCATTTGGATGTGACCAAGCTATACCATATAAATTATTTAAAGATGTACCATCTATTGCCGGTTTGTATGCGTTGCCCATAGAGAATACACCCTGATATCTAACAGATGTATAAACACCTACAACGGATTGTCCGTAGTTATAATCTAAATAAAGGTTTTCATTTCCATCAATTCGAATACCACCATTTGCTACTACATAAGATAATCTAGCAGTACCATTAGGGTCACAATAATATCCAGTATTATTTGAATCGTAGAATATTGGTGCTCTTAATGAGTTACCACCAGTTAAGTAGTTATTCGCATAAACCGTACTATCCGAATTCCATTCCATCGTAGTATATCTAGTACCAGATGTATTGGTATTATAAAAAATTGTATTACCAGCGGTATTAAATCTCATATAGGCCTGGCCATAATTTGTATTAGGTCTACCAAAGTGGTATGCACCGCCACCGCCATTAAAGCTATTATCAACATTAAATCCAAATCCAGCATCATTCCAAGTGTTTCCAGGTTCAGATACCCACATTTGAAGTTGAGTTTGTTGACCTGTTCCCATCTCATTTCCTCTAGCTATTACTCTAAAAGATGAATTACCATGTCCACCCGCTACATTGACCGTACCTCGCATATATGAACTACTATTAAGGTCAACGTAATAAGTAGTATCATTTGAATCGTAGAAAATAGGTGCTCTAAAACTTTCAGTATTTTCTGCGTATCTCTCAATTACAAACCTAGTAAACCAACTACCGCCTCCACCAGGAGTTTCTCTTAGGTACATAGTTGTACCTTGTGGTTTCCAGAATTCAGCAGCACCAGAACCCCATTGGTGAATACGGAACATTGCCGGCTCAGTAGAGAAGTTACCAGATGTTGATACCTCCAACGAACGGAACGAACCGTGTGGTTTACCCCAACCTTGTCCATAAGGGTCATACGTCCACCAACCAGAGTCATCACCATACGCTCTATTGGTATCTGCTCTCATTTTGTTAGTACCAGTTACATTGAAATAACTTGTACTGGCAAAATCACCATAATATCCAGTATTGTCTGAATCGATAAAGATTGGAGCGTATAAATTATTAGTAACTCTTACATGAGAATCACCTCTACCAATACTCATTAATATTGAAGTATTTACACCAGGAGAATCTGCCATTATAGTTGTACCACCATATGCAGGGTTACCCCCTAATTCAAGACCAGTATGCCATCCTAAAGAAAGTCTTGTATATGTAGAATAACCATTGTTATATGGAGATTTTACATACATCATATAATATGGTTGTCCATCAGTTCTTTGTCCAGATGATATACCAGTTGATGAACCTACTGCAGATGGGTCTGTGTTACTATTTGCTAAGTTAATATGTCTAGTATTACCACTTGTTTCACCTGTTCTAAAGAAAAATGTACCATCATTATCATAAAAACGGTCACCCCAAATTTCAGGAGACCTTACTGAATTAATACCTTGTATATATCCAGACCCAATAAACGCCGAATGTGTTCCCGTATCATTACCTCCATCGGTGTAAAAATCCAATCCACTACCACCTGTTCTAAATCTTGCATTATATCCATCATCTAATGGTGAAATCCAAATAAAGTCAGTATTATTATTATTTTGAATTTGTAATGCAGAAGTCCAAGATGCAGGATATGACCCAAAGTTAATTTCGCCCTGTCCTTCGGATAATATTGTCAATGCTCTAGTTCCAGATGAACTACCACCACTTCTAATTTTAAGATATCTTAAATATGAATAATCAGTTGGGTCTAAACGGAATCCAGTATCATTTGAATCATAATAAATTGGAGAATACATAGCAGACCCCGCAGTTACTGCAGCTCCTGCCGCAAAGTTTGAAGGTGTTCTTAAATCTCTAAGGTCTCCAGATATGTATGAATATGAATCTGATTCTATTGCTGCGGTATATCCTTCAGCAACATCCATTATACCACTATAATATGAACCATTTTGTATTTTTCTTAATACAACCTGTCCATATGACCAAGTAGAACTACCATTACCAATTACGATACAATATCTACCATCTT